GTGCGCTCCCAGCCATTGTTTATCAGCACGAGCTTATACCACTGCAGGATTCGCCATCCAATCGCTCACTCGTTCACCCGCTTCCACATCGTTCTAGCTTCCTCCCGTCGCTCATCGAGAAATGCCGCAAGATCCACCGCGCTGACCAGCCAGGGCGATTTCTGCGAGTCCCCGGCGCGGTAGACCGGCACAGGCAGCGCTTGGGCGCCGGCGCGCGTGCTGGCGGTGCGGGGGCTCACGCCGAAATAGCGGGGCGCGACTTCATCGAGGGGCAACTCGGCGCGGCCGTTGAATTCGGCCAGGAGTCCAAAGTAGGTGTTCATGCTTGCTCCTTGTTCTTGGCCCGCCAGCTGTTGAAGCGATTGCGGATCTGGCGAAACGCCGCGGCGGCGGCTGGGTTGTGGTCGAGCTCGGCGCGGCTTTGTACCTGGCAGGCGGCGCAGAGCCAGTCGCGGGCGTCCTGGGCGTTGTGGGTGCCGTCCGGCAGGTCGGCTTCGCGCATGGCGTGCTTGTAGCGGCGGCGCCGGTCGAGGTACAGCCGAAACGCCGGGTCCTGGCAAAGCATGGCGGCGGCCCTGGCCACTGGGCCGCCCTTGGTTTGCTGGTCGTTCACGCGGCGCCCTCCGTGATGGCCGGCCCTTGTTTACCCTGGTCAGCTCTACGCTCGAGGCGCAGCAGCAGGTTCGCATTGAGCGCTTGGTGCGCCAGGGCCTTGGCGTCTTCGAGATCCTTCGCGAGCTTCGCGCAGCGGAGGTCGGCCGCTCGGCGCTCGTCCTCGAGCTGCTCGCGCAGCATCAGCACCTCGTCGCAGAGTTCCTGGTAGGTCTTGTTCATCGACGGCTTCCTCGCTCGCGGATGGACTGGCAGGGCGCGCATGTCACGCACCAGGGCGCTGCCTGGCGGCGTGCGGCCGGAATCTCACCGTCGCAGTCCACGCATATCGGTTCGGCGAAGGTGCGCGGCGGCAGGGCGATGGCGCCGAGCATGCCCTCGAGGCGGTTCTCGATGATCTCGCCCGCGCGGTCGGCGTTGTCAGCCATGGGCGGTATCCTCCTGTGGCATGGCGGGGGCATAGACGACGCGGAAGCCGCGCCGCCAGTAGTTGAGCCAGACGAGCCAGGCGACCGCGCGGCGAACGTCCTGTCCGGCGCGGGCGGCGACGAAGTGCTGGACGGCGCCGCCCTGGCTGCGGTCGATGTGTTGGTGGACGCGCCCGGCCGGGTCGCGCACCAGATAGATCCGTTCATTCATGGGCCAGCTCCTGGGCGCGGCCGCCGGCGCGGTAGGCGCAGCGGTGCTCAGCGATCGCCTGCCGCAAGTCTTCCTCGCTGGAAAACGCGACGACCATGGCGTAGCGGTGGCGGGTCGGCTCGCTCGATTCGCTCAGCACGGCGAGTTCGCCGGCGTCCTGAATCGTGCCGTAGGGCACGGCGTGGGTGACGTGGTGCTGGTTGCGCATGGCTTTCTCCTTGTCAGATCCCGTCGGGGAAGAATTCGTCGACGCCTTGCCACGCGGGCAGGGGCGCGGGTTTGAAGGTGCGCTGCGCGGCAGCCCGAATCATTCGGTCCTCGAGCTCGACCGACTCGAGCTCGGCGCGGAACTCTTCGCTGGTCCGCCATTCCTGATAGCGCTGGACCTGGGCTTCGAGCTCCTGGGGGGACACCTGCCGCGGGGTCAAAAGACCGCGGGGAATGAGGGGCTGCCCGTCGCCCGTGCCGGGCTCCGTACAGTTAGTGACACAAGTCCTAGCGGAGCCGGCTTCGCCGCCTCCGGAACTGCCCAACCCCGAAGGGCTGCGGCGGGAGCGGACTTCCCAGCGGTACAGGCGGGTGAGGTATTCGGATTCGTTGCCCCGGCCGTCGCTGACGACCAGCCCCTTGGGCGTGGAGACTTCCTCGCCGTAGCGGCCTAGCTCGAGGAGGCTTTCGTTGACCACGCCGGTGGCGTGGCTGAAGTCCTCGCGAGAGGCGTCCATGCGGGGGATGGACCAGGGCTTGATCGGCTGCTGCTTGCGCGGCGTGTTGGGCCCGCCCATCAGCCGCACGAACAGATCCCACTGGCCGGCGTTGGCGGCCTCGCGGATGCGGTGGAAGGTAGCGGCGGCCCGGGGGATCGGCTGGGTGGCTTCTTCCCAGGCGCGTAGCTGCTCTTCCTGTTTTTCTGTCAGGCGGCGGACCTCGCGCCAGACCGTCACCGAGGGGAGCCCCATGAACTGGAACTGGCGAATGCCCCAGCACGCCGCCCAGGCCTCGATGCGCGGCGCGCTGTCGTTCAGGTCGTGGTCGTAGCGGTCCAGGTGGTCGCCCTCGACGCCGGCGCGGGCGAACTGCTGGCCGTTGATGTTTTTGCTGATGTATTTCGCCACGTAGCCGGCGGCGGTACCGCGCGACGGGTCGATGACCACCGGCTTGAAGCGGGCGGTGGTCTTGTTGCCCTGGCGGTCGAACAGTTCCTGCGGGGACTCGGCCTCGGCGTATTCCTGCAGCGTGCGGGTGACCTCGGCCTCGTCCTCGGGCTTCATCCAGACGAGCAGGTGCCAGTGGGGCGTGCCGTCGTGATGGGGCTCGACGACGCGAATGCCATAGATCGCCAGGCCATCGCGGGCCAATTTGGCGCGCGCCTTCGCCCACAGCTGCTGGAGGTGCTGCTGGGCCTCGCGCGGTGTGCTGCCGTCGTACTTCGGGTTGCGGCGTACCTTGCCGGTCTTGGGGTTCTTGACGACCGGGTGGAACCGGCTCGGCGTGGTGAGCGTGTAGAACATGCCGCGATGGCCGAGGCGGCGCGCTTCCACTTCCGTGTCGCGGATCCGCAGCATCAGCTCGGCGCGACGGTGATCGGGATTCGCCAGCCCCAATTCGGCTAGCTCGGCCAGGGTGTATGTCTGGCCCTCCTGGTTGATCGCCTCGAGAGTCTCGAGCAGGGCGCGGTTGCGGACGCGCTGCGAGCGGCGGCGTTCGATGGTCATGTCGCTGCAGTAGATGCCGGCCTGGGCATGCACGCGGTGCGCCTCGCGTTGGACCTGCTCGAGTTGCCGGCCGGCGATCCGGCGCAGCTTGCGACGCCACCAGAGCGAGCAGCCCAGGCGGGCCAGCTGCACGGCGCGCTTGCTTTTGACGCTGGGCGGGGTGATGCCATGCAGGCGGGCGCGGATGCGGGCCTTGCCGAGTGCCATTTCGTTGGCAACGGCGAGGCTCATCACCGGGGCGCGGTGCCACTTGAACACCGCCATGAGCGGTATGCCGCCGGGCGGCGGCGTCAGCGGGTTGCGGGCCTCGGCGATCAGCCGGGCCATGTGCCGCGACTGGGCCGACAGACTTTGGCCCCGCAGCTTGGGCAGCTCGAGCGGCGGGGGCAGCAGGCCCAGGCGCAGGCGTCGGTTGTGCTCGGCGATACCGCCGATGATCCTGCTGCGCTCGTCCTCGACCGCCCGCGCCTGGATGTTGGCGTAATCGACCAGGGCGTCGTCGTCGTGGGTCGCGTTGAGCGAGCCGATGGTCAGGCGCCGCTCGACATCGGCCAGCCACTGGCAGGCGGCCTTGATGCCCTCGATGGTGGTCGGCTGGGCGTTGCGCTTGGCGATGAATGCCCGGCGCAGGTCGTCGGCAATGGGTGCGAAGCGCCTGTAGACCCGCGTCGGCTCGAGCAGGCCCTCGGTGTTGCGAACCAGCCAGCGGTTGCCGTCGGCGTTGCCGTGGCGCTTGGCGACATGCACGAAGCCGCCGGCGAGATCCTCGGCCAGACTGGGCAGTTGGCTCCAGAACTGCGCTTCGCGCCACTCGGCACAGCCCGGCCGATTGCCTGAGCCCGGCGCGCCGAAGGTGCGCGACTGCTCCAGCGCCGTGGTCATGCATCACCCCGCGGCAGAATGCCGTTACCGATGGCCTCGGCCTCGATCCGGTCGGCGAGGTTGATCAGGCGCATTTCGAGATCGCGGGCCCAGCAAGCGGTTACATGGTCGCCGGTAAGGGTGTAGCGGCTCGCGGCCATCGCGAAATCGGTGGCGAGGGTGCGCAGCTGTGCGATGGCGACTGTGGTTGTCGTTTGGATAGACAGGCTCATCACACCGCCCCCTGCTCGATCAGTTTGAGCCAGTGCCGGGCGGCCTTGAGGTTGCCTTCCGCCAACGCCTGGCGGGCGTGGCCGGCGAGCTCGCGGCTGGGGTGGGGGCGTTCGCCCTCGAGCCGGTCGCGAAGGCGGCGGCCGTACTGGCTCATGCGGTAGATGGCGGCGCGGATCGCGTCGCGGTTGGCCTTGGGCATGTCGCTGATGCCGCGCAGGGCGTCCCTGCCATCCAGCTGGGCGCTGGCGAGCACGGCGCGGCGCTCGCCGGTGGCCATGCCCGCCCACAGCTCGGCGAGGTCCTGGTCGGCGCAACGCTCGTGCAGCTCGGCGCGCAGCGCGCCGAAGCCGGCCCGGTCGTCGGCGACGACCGGTTCGCGGGGCTTGACGGGCAGATGGGTAACGGCGCTGGGCATAAGGCTACCTCGCTGACGGATGCGTGACGGTTGGGTCTTGCTGGTGACGATTACCGCTGGATGACGACCGGCGTGCGGGTGTCGGAATTGACGACCTGGGCGCGTCCCTCGCGCCGGGCCTGCTCGAGGGTGGCGACCAGATCGTCGATGGTGAGCATCACCGCGCGGTTGCCGGCGGTACGCAGCACGACCACGTGGCTGGTGGTGGCATCCACATCGATGCGGGCCGGCTGATTGACGGTGGCCACCTCGGCATAGGCCTGGATGGCGGCGATCTCGGCGGCCTGCTCGCTCATGTCGTGCTCGGCCATCAGGTAGGTGATGCAGCCCTCCAGGGCATCGACGCGCTGCAGCGTCATGCCGGCGCGGAACATCCAGCCGACGGCGACGTTGCGTGGGTCCAGCTGGGGCGCGCGGGCGGCGCTGAGCGGGGTGACGGCGTTCATGGCGTTCTCCTGCGTTGCGTATGGCTTGCTTGTCATTCGTTCAGTTGGGCCAGCAGCACCTGACGGCTGGCCGGCTCGACCGGGATGCGCACCTCGGGGTGCGGCAGGCGGCTCGGCGAGGTCGTCAGGACGAACTCGACCAGCAATTTCCCGCCCCAGCCGCAGTGGGGGTTGATGCACTGCGCGTAGACCTCGTAGAAGACCGGCGCCGGGCGCTTGCTGGTACGGGTCATGGCGCGGTCGCCACAGTGGGGGCAGGTGATTCTCACCGGCGGTCTCCCTGTTGGGTGATGGGGTGAAGCGTGCGACCGCGCCCCGTGAGCCCGGCGGTGCCTTTGCGCAAGCGGCGACGGATCAACCATTCGGCCGCCTGATCGAGCGATGCCAGGTTCTGCTCACGACGCACCTGTTCGAGCATTCGCTCCATCTTCTCGTCGTAGCTCAGTGTCAGTTCAGGCATCGGGACTCCTTTTCGGGGACCTTAAAAGGACCTTTTAAGGGCCTTCGTTCAGGACGCGTGCTGGTCGATACTGGTGCCGTAAAGGTCGCCGGCGCCGATGGATTCCAGGGCTTCCTTGAGAACCAGTTGGCGCAGTAGCGAGGCTTTCGATTCGCCGGTGTACTCCACCAGCGCATCGATCAACTTGGCCTCGCGTTCGTCGAGATTGATGGAGCCGTAACGGGTGCGAACTCGCTGGGGGTCCTGGTACATGGCTTGTTTCCTTTTGCTAGCGCACGGGATCAGGCGCGGGCGCGCCGGTGGTACAGAAACCAATCGAACTGATGGATGACCCCCGAAAAGGAGTCGGTGATATGGAGGACTTCTCCGTGGTACTTGGCGAAATCAGCACGCGAACGCTGGAAGTGCTGCAAATCGCGAAGCACCTGCAGGGCCTCGGCCCGAGCCTGTCTGGCAAGAAGCGCAAAGAGGCCGCTCAGCGACTTCAGCAGGAACTCGAGGGCATTGCGGTTGACGTCCAGGAAGCCGAGCTGCGCGCCATGACGCTGGAAAAGGACAAGGAGGCGGCGGCTCATGAACTCCAGCAGCTTAAGCAGTGGCACCAGGAGAAGGGTCGCTACGAGGAATGCACCACGCCCGCTGGCGGTGCGGCGTACCGCCTCAAGCCCGACGGCCCAGGGGAGCAGAGCCGCCATTACCTTTGCGCCACCTGCTTCCTGAACGACAAGAAAGCGGTGTTGCAGCCAATGCCGACCCGCGAGGGATGTGTCATGTTGCGCTGTCATACCTGCGGCTCCGAGGTGATGTGGGAGAAGTTGCGCGGCTTCATGGACGTGTATGGCCCTGAGTGGGAACGCTAGGCGCTGGCCTCGGCGCGGTAATGGCTGACACCGCGCAGGTAGATGATCCGGGCCATGGACGCGGCGGAGCGCACTTCATCGGCCGCGATTCGCTCCAGCTCCTCGCGCTCCTCGGGCAACAGGCGCATCGCGACAGGCTTTTCGACGCCACGCGGACTGCGGGTAGGCTTCGACGGCTTGAGGTCCATGGGGTAAGCTCCGGGTTAGTGTGACGCTAAGACATCGTGTGAACTCAGAATGATATCCATATGGATATCTGTCAAGAGTGAGAATTCCTTTTTGACTAACATTGGCGAACGGCTACGGCAAGAACGTACCCGATTGGGTATGTCTCAAGAGGACTTCGGCGCCCACGGTGGCGTTAAAAAGGTCGCGCAATCCAACTACGAAACCGGCAAGCGGCATCCCGACACTGCGTATCTCGAACGGATAATGCAGATAGGGGTGGATGTGCATTTCGTTCTCTATGGGTCGCGTTTGGATATCCCTACATCATCTGAGACTTTGGATGCACTTCAGGGCACAGAGCCGGTGCCGATGTATGACATAGAGGCGGCAGCGGGGGCGGGGCGCCTGTTCGACGTGGAACTGATTCAGTCGACGTTCTACCTGCCCGCCGAGCTTTTCGAGGCCGAGGGCGTGGACCCGGCACAGGTGGTGGGCGTGACCGCGCGCGGCGACTCGATGGGCGACACGATCCGCGACCAGGAGCAGGTGCTGGTTAACCGCGCGCGGCGTTCTCCGGATGGTGTGTTCCTGCTGCGGATGGATGGCGAATTGCGACTAAAGCGGGTGCAGCGTGTGGCAGGCGGGGCTTGGATATTGATCAGCGATAACCCGGCTTACGAGCGGGAGATGATCAAGCCCGAGGATCTCGGAAACGTGGAGATCATCGGGCAATGTTGGCGGAAGGTGGGGCGGGTTTTTTGATATCGTTTGTAATCAAACTGACGTAATGGATGTAATGTGAATCGACGGTTTTCAGACAGGTTTTTTGATTCTCCAGTGGAAGTTCCACTTCAAAGAGAATCAATGAATGAATCTCTAAGAAATTCACTGTGGAATGTTCTGCAGATGAGGATCTTTGATCCTTTGAAATCTGTCCCCTCGCATTACTCTTTTTGTTTGGATGATTTTTTTAAAAAATATTATTTAAATTTTTTGAAAAAACCAATTTACGAAATTGGCCGTAAGCAGGACGAAGTTAATGGCATCGCAAAAATATTTAGGGTCGATGCTTGGTATCTTGTATACGATGTTGTTGAGTTCGTCTATAACTGGTTCGAGAATTCAGTTGGGAATAGACGTATATCATATTCTGATGGAAATAGAACAAAAGCCCTAAAAACCAATGCCGACCTTGCCAAAAATGAATTGAATTCCATGCTGGAGCGAGAGGGCTCGGTATTTCGCTTGGTTGGGAGCGAGCTGGCTCAGATAACTAGCGAACAGGAAATTGACGAAATAGAAAGTGCACTTAAGGCCACGACTCCTATTGGTGGGGCACATGATCATTTGTCGCAAGCACTTGCGCATCTAACAGACCGGGAAAGTCCAGATTTCAGAAATTCTATTAAAGAATCTATCTCAGCCGTAGAAAGTATATGTAAGGTCGCAACCAATGCAGAGGCGGGAAGTCTTGGCGGGTTGCTTAAACGCATGGAGGAAGAGGACGTAATTCATCCAGCCATGAAAGGTGCCTATAGCAAGCTGTATGGTTTTACTAGCGATAGTGGTGGCATACGGCACGCGATGACGGAGAAAGAGGAGGTTACTTACAAGGACGCCAGATTTATGCTTATAGTTTGTAGTGCGTTCATAAATTTTGTTATTGAGACTGTTGGTGAGTAGTTCTTGTCGCCGCGTCACAGACCCGGCCCGTTGGGATCTTCCAGATGCGCATCGGTGACGGGCTGAACTTGTGGCGCATGCAGCGGCTCACCGATGGCTCGCTAATGTTGATCAGCGATAACACGCGTTACCACCCCGAAGTAATCAAGCTGCGGGATATGTGGGATGTCGAAGTGTTAGGACGGTGTGGGGTTAGGGTTGGGGGCTTTATTTAATGAAGCAACTTATCCCTATAATTTTATAAATTTCTGTATTTATTTGGTTAAGGATGGTGAATGGCAACTCATACAATTAGCCTTTATTGCGTCTCCGCTTTTAATTATAAATCCGAGCGTTCGGAAAATAGACTTGCTGTGTTAGACGATGTACATGGTATAGATGTCATTAGTGTTTTTAAAGATTTTTTAGATCTAAATAAGCGTGATGATTTGGTTAGAGATGAAGAAGATAAGACTGTATTTGCGGTTGATGATTATTGGAGTATTAGTTCAGGTCGCTGTCTGGTTGGTATAGTGAACGCTGGGCAGTATGGAGTTCCAGGAAAAATAAGAGATGCCAAGACAGGTAGCCATAGGTTTGATAAAAATGCCTCTGACGCTGATGTGACGGATAGGATTTTCCTTTTCTATTCTCCTAAGGGAAAGGATGAGGCTATACTTGCGTTACATAATATTAGGAACCATGGTGTTAAAGGCGTCTTAACCTCAGGTTTAAAAGATCTGTTTCGACACAAAACCGGCCTTACTCTTCGTTTTGAAGGCCTTAGCTATGACAAAGCAGCTCAAAAATGGCTCGATGCTCAGGTCAAAGAAATAAAGGCCACGGAATTTAAAACTTCTTCTGATATAACAGATGATTTGAATGGATTGGGCCATGAGCATTCTGAATTGATATTGAAGCCTAAAAGGAATGGTACTTTTGGGAAGTTTCGTGCTCTTAAAGAAAATAAGCCAAGAGCCATAACGACCCTCGAGCAACATAGTGACAAAGTTAAGGCTGTAGTAGAAGTGGATGGTAATAGAAGAACGTTTCAGGTTTCTGGCACCCCTGGCATGCCAATAGTTAAGCTTGAAGTTGAGGATGAGATGATTAAAATGGATGGGATGCCTGACTTTGCTAAAATGGAGGATTGGCTGGTAGAAGTCGTCAATGAGCTTTGCCAATCTGTCTATAGGTCACAGGAGGTTTATATATGTCAAGAAAGCTGAATTTTGGAGGTATCGTTTTAAAGCATATTGCTACCCTTCGAGATAACAGGACGGGTAGTTTATCTTTTGTTGACGCCTTGGTTTTTCTTTTTGTTCCCTTGGCTATAGCTATTTCTATTGCTTTTTTGGGAAATGTTTTGAGCAATGAATTGTTGTCCTTGGCTGTAAATTTTGGTGCTATAACTACTGCGCTATTGATGAGTGTTCTGGTGCTGGTGTATGACCAAGAATCTAAATTGCTATCGTCTTCTGACGACCCCTCTGTTAAGGCAAATAAAAAAATCAAGTTGTCGCTGCTTAGGCAGTTATATCAAAACATTTGTTTCGCTATAGTAACTTCTTTGTGTGTAGTCGTTGCTTCATTTTTGGAAATGTTTTTAAAGGGTTTAGGTGTGGGCGGCTATATGGAATACGTGTTGCTATTTTTTGCGGCAGTTGTCGTATTTCTTTTTATAAATGTTGTGCTTACCATGTTGATGATAGTGAAAAGGTTTCATGCATTGTTGACTAGTGGTTATTGAGGTGTATGGCTTGATTATATGAGTAACATAAAGTTATAGCTTCAAATGGTTAGGTCTTAGTTTGCTTCATAGCCTCGAGCTCATCCAATAGCTCCCCCAAGATTTTTGTAGCTTCTTCTGAATCATTAAGACTTGGGTTTGTAACTGAAGGATCTATGATTTCAAAAGGTGCATCTAGGTACCTTTGTATTGCAGGGTATATTATCTTCGCAGGACAAAAGCGAATTATATTGTTTCCTCCAGTCAAGATCATTCCAAGCCAGGATAGGCTCGATTCCTCAGAATGTACATTGAGTATAAGCCCACCACTCATGCCGTTTAGCTCCTGGTGAGAATACTCCCCCCCTTCAGTTAAGTCTAAGTTGATATAGGGTTCTTCATCAGCGTTTTGGCATAGACCAGTGATGATTTTTCTCTGTATATTCGTGTGGTGCGTGTACTCACCAAAATCGTCATGAGTGAAAAGATTGTCTTTTATAGGATAGCCAGAGGCTATCAATAGTTGACCGTTAAAGTACGCAGTGTTATAGATGTCTTTAGGTGGCGTTGAGTCTAGGTTTATGAAGGCGTCGGGAAAATATTTGTACGCGGGTATTGCTAACTCAATAAGCACTATGTCTTTTGTATCTATAACTAAGCCGTCATTGTCGATTAGTTCCCCGATGTTCCATTTCTTCAAAGGAAACAAAAAGCTCAATAGCTCTTCAAATCCTCCACTGGACTCGCTTATTACAATGAATGGGGACTCGTTCTGATAGTTTGATGATCCATCTGCTTTGACGACTTTGTTTGCTTTTAGCACATGGTTGGCTGTAAGCAAAAAAAAGCGGTTATTATATCTTATTAAAGTCGAGCTGCCGGCGCCATAAATGTAATCCGCATGCCAGTGACCCCTCTGCTCGATTGTCTCGTTGCAATGCGTGAAGAATAGTCTTCTTGAAGAGCGTGAAATTTTTGAAGCCTGTGCCAATGTGATAAAAGGGCGAACATCACTCATATGTAAAATTTTTGTCCCCATTAAGTTCATCTCTTAGCTACTTTGCTCGGACAATAGGGAGTTCCTCCCAGCGCGTCGTCCATCTCGGCGTGCGGTTCGCACATCGCAGATGCCAAGCGGCACCATCAGTCGGCATGCCGAGCCGAACTGTACCACGCCCCATGGCCTTGTTGAGTTTATCCATCGTAGCCATCAGCTTTTGACTGCGCTCACGGTCGGCCTCGCTCTGGGGCGTATCCAGCAGCGAGAGCTGCTGACGATCGGCGTCGACCAGGTCGATCAGCATCACGCCGGCTTTCATGTAGAGGTGGCCCTTCAGGTAAATGCGGTTCAGGGCGTGCTGGGCAGCCTGAAGAATCGGCCGGCTGTCGTCGGTGGGCCGGTCCAGCTCGACGATGATGCTCGGCGAGTGCTGCCGTAGGTCCTGCCGGTGGGGGTTGGTCTTCAGGAAGACGAGCACAGCGCGGCATAGGCTGCGCTGTTCGCGCAACTTCTCGGCGCCGCGCTGACCGTGCTGGCGGATCGCCTCGCGGATCTCGCCCAGGTCGCCTGTCAGCTTGCCGAAGCTGCGCGACGTCATGATGCGCTGCTTGGGCTCGGCGAAGTCGTCCATCTCGATCGCGGGGATGCCCTTGAGCTCGAGCACGGTGCGCTCGAGCGTGACCGAGAAGCGCCGGCGGATGCGTTTAGGGTCTTCGCAGCGCAGGTCCCAGGCGGTCTTGAGGCCCATGACGTGGAGGCGCTCGACGAGGCGCCGGCCGACGCCCCAGATGCCATCCAGCTTGACTCGCTGCAGCAGTCCCTTGGTGTCCGGCCCATCGCCGTTGAGCACGCACACTCCGCCGTAGCCGGGGACCTTCTTCGCTGCGTGATTGGCGAGCTTGCTGAGGGTGCGGGTGGGGGCGACGCCGATCGAGACCGGGATGCCGGTGTACTGGCGCACCTGGTGGCGCAGCCGCCGGCAGTGATCGACGAGTGCGGCGTGCTCGAAGCCGTGGAAGCGCACGAACATCTCGTCGACCGAGTAGGGCTCCACCTCGGGCGCGAATTCCTCGAGCACGGACTGCACCCGGGCGGACATGTCGCCGTACAGCTCGTAGTTGCTCGAGAGCAGCACCACCCGACGTTGGCGCACCAGGTGCTGGATCTGGAAAGCCGGGGTGCCCATTTCGATGCCGATCTGCTTGATCTCGGCCGAGCGGGCGATGACGCAGCCATCGTTGTTGCTGAGCACGCCGACCGGGACGCCCTCCAAATGTGGCTGAAAAGCGCGCTCGCAGCTGACGTAGAAGTTGTTGCAGTCGACCAGGCCAATCATACCGGGTACTCGTGAATCACTGAGCGGACCACGCCCCACACCTGGCAGTCGCAATCGGTGAGCGGGATCGGCGCGTAACGCGGGTTGCCGGAGGCGAGGTAAGGGCGATTGCCGAGCAATTCGTAACGTTTGACCATCAGCTCGCCATCGACCAGAGCAGCGAGAATATGGCCGGGGCGCGGGTCGAGTGAGCGATCAACGACGAGCAAGTCGCCGTCATCGATGCCGAGTGGCTCCATGCTATCGCCGGCCACGGTGAGAAAGAACGTGGCGGCGGGGCGCTTGACGAGCCGCTCGTTGAGATCCAGCCGCCGGCCTTCGTAGTCCTGAGCGGGGCTGGGAAAGCCCGACAGCCCGGCGCGGATGCGCGTCTCGGGGAAGGGCAGCTCGAGCGGCTGCGGCGTGAGCGCAGCGGGTATTGTGTGGGTCCGTGACATGGCGATCCTTCACGTCGATTACTGTTTGCATATACAGTATTCGACGAAGCGGCGCCGTGAGGCAAATGCTAATGTGGCGCGGCGAGCGGGCCGGCATTCAACGTACGGCCAGATAACCGAAAATAAACAGGGTGTTGCAGGGAAGAACCATGGTTGTGAATTACTTGGGTCCGCTGGTCGCGGGCATCGACCACCCGGCGCTGCGCGGGTACGACGTCAACCAGTTCGCGCCGAGCTGCTACCTGGTGGAGATCGGCGAGGAGGCCGGCGTCGATGGGCCGCTGATCGAGGGCGACGTGCTGGTGGTCGATGAGGCCAGGACCGCCCAGCACGACGACCTAGTGATCGTGGATTGTGACGAGGAGCAGCGGTTGTATCAGGCGTTTCGGCTCGGCGGGAGCCTTCTGCTGATTCCGCCGCGCGACCGGAGCGGCTCGATCCGGGCGCGGCAGAACATGTTGCGGGGCGTGGTGGTAAGCCAGGCGAGGAGGTATGGGTGGTGAACGCAGCTCAGGTTTGGTCAATATTGAGAGGTACGCGAAGGATCGAGGGAATGCTTGGATATCGCCTCAATCTCAGTCCTATTTCGAGCCGTCAGGGACGGGGATAGCTGCTAGCCTGAAACTGTGACGTCCCGAATTCTCGTTCCATCCGCTGGTTCGTCTGCTGTTTACGTCACACGGGGCCCCACCTAGTAGGGGCCCTATCCTCGCGCATCGAATTTTGTACGAAACCTCTTACAAAGTATGAAGGCAATTTCATACACGCAGCCAGCTTATTAAGGTTAGGTTGTGGGACGGGGTAGGGACACCTATAACGAGTCCTCGGCCAATACGGATGGCTGGGGCGTTTGCGTTTATGGCCCCGTGGTTTCCTGCTTTACCTCCCCATCCATCACCTCGCATGGGTGCGCTCATCGGCAGATCGCTTCGCAAGGCGTGCCGTCATCATCACCATCAAGCCTTCCGTTCCCGCACTGCTTCAGATGAAAGATCGCTTCCGCACACGACGCCATGGCGCCGCAGGTCTTGCGGGACGAGCAGTTGAAGCCGTCTATGCTCACCGGGAGTATCGGATCGTTAGCTGCTGGTTCCACGGGTAGAATCGCTTGGGCTCGCAGCGCCTCGTTGCTGACGTAGGGGTTACCGTGGCCCTGGATCGCAGCGATTCGGCGGTTACGCTCTCGCTCCCACGCGTCGATGGGATCTTGCTTGGCCCAGGCGCGGAAAAGCTGCTCCTGTTGTCGGCTGATGCGGATGCCGTATTCATCGCGCATGTACCAGTAGATGCGAGCAACATTGCCTCGCTGATTCGCGGGCGGCTGGAATACGTCCTCTCCGAAATCGACCATCGCGTTGCACTGGCCGTACTGGTAGGCGCCTGCGCTGGTGGCCATGCCGTATCGCAAATTCGATCGGTCGCCGTTCACTTCGCCGACCGATGGCACCAGGTTGTGCAGATCTGCCTCGGCGCTGCGGAAGGTCGGGTCGGTGGCCCGGCAATGGTCGCGCCCGCCTTCTTGCCAGCACTGTCGCTGCCGGCCGATGTCGTAGGCGGGCATCACATGCTCCCACTCGATGCGTGCTGCTCGTTTGGGCTGTTTACGCACCTGGTAGCCGCAGCTAGCTAGATCTGGCCCACCTTCGAAGGTGAAGTCGCAGTTGCAATAGAAGGATTCGGATTGATCGTGGTAGACGCGGTTTTCGGCGAGCCGTTTGGCGGTTGAGAAGGATGAGGGCGGCGCCGCTTGGGCGATGAGTGCGACGGCCGTGAGGCTGGCGGCCAGGATGGTGAGGGGCTTCATGGAACACTCCGGCAAAAGGGCCGGAGTGTACAGGATCACGCGTTGGGGTCAGGCAAACTCGCACTGCTGAAAGCGCTCGCGATACTCGATGAAGGCATCGACGAGATCCCAGAGCACCAAGGCCCAGCCCAGGATGGGGACGCACCGCCCTGCAAACCAGGCAGAGATTCGACGTGCATTCTGCGGGGATAACACCTCCCTGAGAGTTTTCAGGTTCTCTCTCGTGTTGAGTTCTTCGAGGAAGTATTCCAAGGCCGCACGCGCTCGTGGAAAGTCTCCCTCAACAATACTCACCAGGAGAATTTCCAGCGTGTCGCCTAGCCCCCTGTCGCTACAGACTTTTTTGAATGCATCGATGCCATCAATACTCAGGCCGATCAGGTCACCTATAAAGCTAATGATGACGTAGCCGCAGTGCTCGGGCTCCTGTGCCGGAAGGCGCTCGACCGGCGAATACTCGAAGTGGCTTGGTCCCAGCATTATGGGTTCGTGGTCGGGAAAGTCGGTGAGAGGCTCGAGTGGGATGTTAGTCAGCGTCCAGCTCTGACTGCTTCTGTAATCCTCAAGAACATCGGGTAGCTGGGTTTCGACCAGCTTCCGCAGTCTCGTTTCGAGCTGTTGTCTAGCTTCGCGTGATGCTTCCAAGATTTCTTCGCCCTGGAGGGCGACTTGGATGCCTTGCATGATCGCGTCCCGGACGATGAGACGGATTTTATTGTAGGTTTCAGGTTCGCTCTCGCAGGCGGCAAGTACCTGTCGAGGGCTGGCGAGGACCAGCGTGGAGCCGGCGCCGACACCGAGCAGAAAGTGACGGCGTGGCATTGGTGCGTCGAGCCGAGTAATCATGGGTGGATACCGTATTTGTTGTTGTTCTTGTAAAAGATAGTGGCCACTACAGAGCAGAGCGCTCCCGCGCTTCCTGATTTTTCTGGTACTGGTTCAGTACGGCGCCTGAGCATCGCTATTGCGGATCTCGAACTGCAGCCCGTTGGTGTAGGCGCTGCCGCTGAGGTCGTGGGTGACTTCGGTGATGATCCAGGGCGTCTCCTCGATTTCGCGCTTCCAGCCGATCAGCCAGGCGGGGGTTTCCGGGTAAAGCCCGGGCTGGCCTTCGGCCAGGGTGAGGCTGAATTCGGCGTGGCCGCGCTGGATACGCTGCCATTCGGCCTGGGCGGCGGCCAGTGCATCATCGGCGCTGGCGTAGGTGGGCCGCAGGCGCTTGGCGTTGTCGCCGCTGCCGGCGATCACTTCCTGCCTTTTGGCGCCCGAGGCGTCGTTCCAGTAGGCGATGACACCAGTATAGCTATCGCGGTCGCTGACGACGTAACGGTGCTGGTCGCCATCGCCGCGGCGGATCTGCACCGGGGGAATCTCGAGGCCGCTGGAGGTGGTGGCGGTACCGGCCGGGATGAACAGCAAATTGCCGGCTTTCACGGTGGCCACGGCGTCATAACGCTCGGCCAAGCGGGTGAGGAAATTGAGGTCAGACTCGTCGGTCTGGTCGATGTGCTGAATGCGAATGCCGGCGAGGTTGCGTCCGACCTTGGGCGCGAGCACGTGGCGCTTGGCGATGGTGGTGACGATGTCGCCTACGGTGAGCTTGTGCCAGGACTGTGTTCGCTTGCCGGGCAGGCTGCCGCGCATATCGGCGCTGCGGGCGCGGATGCTGAGGCGGTCCGGTGCGCCGCTGTGCTCGACCTCGTCGACGATGAAGGTGCCGCGCTCGACGAGCGCCTCGCCGCCCCAGCCGATCGCCAGGGTGAGCTCGGCGCCGCGCGGGGGCAGGGCCAGCGCGCCGTCATCGTCGGTGAGCACCAGGTCGAGCTGGTCGGCCTCGAGGCCACGGCGATCGGTGAGGCGCAGGCTTTCGACGCGGCCGCGAAAGCGCGGGGTGATGATCTGGCCCTGTAGGCTGATGCGGTAGTCCGGTGTGCGGGCGGGGCGGGCGTTCTGATCGGTCAGCCAATTCATGCCAGGGCACCGGTGATCGCGCGCAGCGACTGGCTGGTGACGTTGCCGAGCATGTCGGTGCGTTCATCGTCGATGCGGGCAAGAGAGATATCGAACTCGATCTGCTGGGCGGCGCCGTCCTTGAAATGGCGGCTCTTGCGCTCATCGAGCGATTCGATGACGTAGATACCGTACATCGTGCCTGTACCTTCGATGAGCGGCCAGGCGGCGCCCTCGTCGGCCATGGCGCGCAGCTGATCGAGGTTCGACTGGCCGCCGGTGAACTGCGGCAGCAGCGTTCCGTTCAAGCGGATGGTGTCATCGCCGATACCTAGGAATTGGCGCGCCGGGCGGCGGCCGATGCGCGACTGGCTCGCGTGTCGCCATTGAGTTTGGCGCTGAAGTTCCTGGTAGGCGGCGGTCGTGAGAGAAAACACGAACATGCCGTAGACCATCATCATGCGTGAGGCCTCCTATGAACGGTGAGCGGCTTTTCCTGCGCTGGGCCCTGGGCTTTCTTGTCTTGCTTTATGTCGTTGGGTATCTGATCGGAGATCAATACTATCTGCTGCGAATCGTGCAGACGGCGAACCTGGACGGACTTTATATCTTGGTAGGTGTGGTGGCCGGAATAACGCTCAAAGAGGGCGCATACGAGCATTCCATTTCTCTTGTGTTCTGCGTAACCGCGCTTGTTATTTGTGGCTTCCTCTCGAGTGGCTTGCCGATACCGCAGGACGCCAGCCTGCCATGGCCGAGACGTTTCCTGCTGACTTTCTTGGCTGCTGCATTCGTGACCGCGTTGATCGGTTGCTTCCTGTTCATTTTTTTGAGTCTTCGAACTCACCACAGACAAGCCCAGCAACAGGCAGAAACTGTCGAGAAAAAAGTAAGAGAGCAGGCGCTTGCAGCAGAGCGGGCCGTACTTATACGCCAGGCTACCCCGCCCAAGTTCGTGCGCACCAAGCCGCCCCGGTTTCACTGAGTCAATCCGTGTCATAAAGCGCTGATCTCCGCCGTGCCCCGGCCGCCCGTTCGGCCTGGGCGAGTGCGCGTTGCACTTCACCGACGACGAGCCGGGCGAGGGCTTGCTCATCCATGCCCGGGGCGGGATGCACGTTGATGTTGAGCTCGCCAATCAGCGGTGCACTGCTGGCTTGGTTCGATTCCATCGACGGACGGTGGTCGATGGGTACGTCGGCGATAGCCGGCAGGCTGGCGGCGCCGATGGCCAGGCCGGCGCCGGCGCGCTTCATGCGCTGGCCGAAGGCGCCGACCTGCTTGAGCGGCCCGGATTCGCTGGCGGCCAGGCCCTGCCGGTAGCCCTCGAGGGTGTTGCGGCCGAAGCCAGCGAACACGCGGCTGGGAGAGTGGATGCCGAGCTTGTCCTTGAACCAGCCCATCACGCCGCCGGCGACGCTGCCGATCTTGTCCTTGAGCATCTGCCACTTCTCGTCGATGCCGTTGATCAGCCCCTCTAGCAGGTTGGCGCCGAAGCCGGTGAACACGCGCGAGGGCGAGTTGATGCCCAAGGTCTCCTTGAACCAGCCCATGACGCTGCTGCCCAGGCCGATGACCTTCTCCTTGAGCATGCCTAGGCCGGCGCCGATACCGCCGATCAGGCCATCGATGACGGCACCGCCCAGGGTGCCGAACTTGGCTGGCACCTCGACGCCGAGCATCTCGAGCCCGGCGACGATAGCCTTGTAGAGCAGGCCGATGGGGGACCAGTCGGCGAGCAGCCGGGTGATGCCGCCGATGCCGTTATCGAAGGCGGCTTTCACGTCGTTCCAGCGCGCGCCGAACCAGGCGCTGATCTTGTCCCAGTTCTTGTAGATGAGGTAGGTGCCGGCGGCGAGCAGGGCGACCGCGGCGACGATGGCCATGATGGTGAGCGCGGCGGGGTTGAGCGAGAGCAGGGTGAGGGCGTAGCGCACGGCGGCGATCGGACCGAGGATCGAGGCGAGCATGACGGTGAGCGTGCCGCCGGCAGCGACCACGGCGGCCAGCACGGCGGCGATGGTTGCCAGGGTGCTGGCGAGCTCGGGGTTTTCCTTCATCCAGTTGCCTACGGCGCGGGTGATCTCGGTGACGTTGCGGATGAGGTTGCGCAGCGGGCCTTCGTTGGTGTCGGTGATGGTGATGCCGACCTCTTCCCAGGCGCTGTTGAGGGCCTTGAGATCGCCGCCGATGTTGTCCTGCATGGTCTTGGCCATGCGGTCGTTCTCGCCGGCGGCGACCTGGAGTTTGGCGATCAGGTCATCGAGCGCGCCGGTGCTCATCTGGCTGACCAGCTCGGCCATGCCGGAGCCGGCCTCGGCGCCGAAAATCTTCTGAAGGTCGGATTTGCGCGCGACGCTGCCGAGATCCTGGGTGGCGGCGTTGATGTCGCGGAGGATATCGGGCATGTCGCGCATGTTGCCCTGGGCGTCGGCGACCTGGACGCCCAATTTGTCGATGACGCCAGCGGCCTCGGCGGTCGGTTCGGTCAGGCGGTTCATCATCCCGCGCAGGGTGGTACCGGCCTGCGAGCCCTGGATGCCGATGTTGCCCAGCAGGCCGGCCATGGCGCTGGCCTGTTCGAGGGTCAGGTCGAGATCCTCGGCGCCGCCCAGGTACTTGACGGTTTCGCCGAGCTTTTCGAGATCGACATTGGCGCGGCTGGCGGTGGCCGAGAGCACGTCGGCGACGTGGCCCATGGCGCCTTCCTGCTCGAGGTCGATCTTGAAGGTTCCGGCGATGTTACTGGCGATGTCAGCGGTGCGGCCGAGCTCGGTGTTGTTGGCGATCGCCAGGTTGAGCACGTCCTGCATGGAGGATTTGATCGCCTTGGCGCTCATGCCGGCGCGGAGCAGGAACTCCTGACCGCTGCCGACCTCGGTGGCGCTGAACGCCGTCGAGGCGCCTAGCTCGCGGGATTGATCCTTGAGCGCCTGGAACCGGGGGTCGTCCTTCTGGAAGCGGCCCACGGCCTGGACGGCGCTCATCTGCTCGCCGTAGTCGACGCCGGGGGCGAGCAGGCGCGCCCCGCCATAGAGCGCGGCACCGCCGGCGGCCATGCCTGTGACGCCTGCGCCGGTCATATTGTTGGCGCGGCCTATGGCACGGTGGTAGCGGTTGGCGGCCTCGGTGGCGCGCTTCTGCTGGCGAGTGACTTCGCGCAGCCGGGTGCGCTGCTGCTCGAGGCGTTCGTTGGCTTCGCGGATCTGCCCGGCCATGCGGTTCTCGGCGCTGCCCAGGTCCTTGGTCTCGATGCCGGTATTGCGCAGCCGGCCGCGCACGTCGCCGAGCTCGCGGCGTTGCTCCTCGAGCTTGCCGGTCAGGCGCTCGACCTTCTGGCGGGCCTTGAGGAAGTTCTCCTGGAACTGCCGGCTGGGGGCGTCGGTGCGCTTGAGCCCTTCGCGCATGCCGCGCAACTGTTCCTGGGCGGCGGCGAGGGCCTCGCCGTTTTCACGGGTGGCTTCCTTGAGCTTGCGGAACGAACCGAGATCGCGCTGGCCGCGCTTGAGCTTGTCGAGCTCGTCCTTACTGGCCTTGAGGGCCTCGGCGGTCTTGCCACTGCCCTGGGTGATCTTCCTGAGGGGGCCGGTGGCCTTGTCGATAGCCCGGAGCATGACTTCGAGTTTCAGGTCGCGGGCCATCGGTGAGTCCTATCGTTAGGGCTTGGTGGGCGGTTCGTGGCGGAGGCGGGCGCGCTCCCGCCAGGCCATGAGTTCGTCCAGGGGCATGCCGTCCATGTCGGCGGGCGTCCAGTGGAACACCATGGCGAGATCCGCCATGGCGTCGTCGACGCGCTCCGGCAGGCTCAGTCGTTGCTCTCGCGGGCCTTCCGGGGCAGCAAAAAACCGGCCACCACGCCGCCGAGCTGGACGAGATCGGCCGGGTCCATGTCGCGGATCTCGGCCTCGGTGAGCGCCGGCTCGGTGATGCGCGGCAGCACCTTGGTGAGCGCCGCGACGTCCATCTGCAGCACGTCGGTCAGCGCGACGCCGCGCAACGCGCCGGACTTGGGCTTGCGGACGTGGATCTCGGTGATCGGCGTCTTGCCGCGCTGAATGGGGCTGTCGAGCTCGACGGTTTCGGTCTGTTGCCTGGGCAGCTCGGCCGGGACTTCGGGCTGGGTGTCGGTGGCTTGTTCGGCCATGGGTAACTCTCCTGGGGCGATGTTCGGGCCGCCCGGGTGGGCGGCGCTGGCTGTTGGGACTCGGGGCGTTACGGCGCGCTTACAGGCCGAGTGCCTGGCGGCGCTTGGCGAGGCGATCCTCGCCGCGGACCTTGAAGACGTAGCCGGGCTTGTCCATTTCGATGATCTCTTCGCCATCGACGACGAGCTTGTAGTAGCTGAGCGTGGTGGTGACTTCCGTCGTGGAGTTGTCGCCCTTGGCGGCCTCGCCCATGGCGATGGTCTTGTGGCGGCCGCGCACGGTGATCTCGACGGAGACGACCTCGCCGGTCTCGTCGCTCTCGTAGCTGCCGGTCATGCGCAGTTGGGCGGCGTCGTGGATCGGCGAGCCGAAGGTGTCGAACAGGCCATCGACGATCAGCCCGCCGGCGGTCCAGCTCATTTCCTGCAGGGTGGCACCCATGTCGACTTCGATGGGGCCGTCCATGCCGCCGCCTTCGTACTCGACCATGCGGCGGCCGAGCTCCGGCGGCGTCAGGCTGGGGATCATGCCCTGCCAGTTGTTGCCGTCACCGAAGAGATTGAAGTCCTTGAGGATCTTGGGAAGCATTGTCTTCTCCTATCTGGTTCCCGATGCCGAACCGGCTATCAGGCGGCGGCGACCCGGTCGGCGAAGTCGACCAGGTAGCGGTCGGTGATGCGCTGACGCAGCATGAGGTTTTCCAGCGGCGGGACGGGCGTGTAGTCATAGTCGATGTACAACTTGCCGGCCTTGAGCACTTCCGGCGTGTTGATCTCGGCGTCGAACCATGCCGAGCCGCCGAGCAGGTAACCCAGGCGGATCCACTCGCGGAACTTTGCGTTGATGCCCTCGACGATGTCCTTCACCAGGCTGGGGTGCATGGGCTTGTCGACTGCCCACAGATGGGCTTCGGCAATCGTGTCGGCGATCACCTGGGCGCTGCGGGTGTAGTTCTCGAAGGCGAACAGCGGGTCGATCGAGCAGGTGCGCGAGCCCCAGAAGCGATAGCCGCCGCGGTTGATGAGCGTGGTGACTTCGTGGCTGTTGAGGTAGCCGGCGTCGGTGTTGGGGTCCTGAAGATCCCAGAACACGTCGGCGCTGATGCCGGTGACGCCGTTGACGGCCACGTTCGAAAGCGTCTTGTGCCAGCCGATCTGATTGTCGAGCTTGGCGCGCAGGCCCAGCGCGCGAGCGACGGCGGGGAAGGTGCGCGTCGAGCTGGTGGCGGTGTCGAAGCCAGTGAAGTCCGGCCAGATGACCATCGCCTCGCGAGCGCCGAAGTTCTCGCGGTACATGGCCGCTTCTTCCTTGGTCGCGCAGCCATGGGCGCTGACGTAGGCGAAGCCGCGCAGCTTCTGGGCGATGCCGATCAGTTCGCTGGCGACGTCGACGTCGTCGTATTCCGGCACACCCAGCACGCGCGGTTTGACGCCGAAGGCCTGCTCGGCGGCGAGCAGGGCCTGCATGCCGGTTTTCTTGCCGGTTAGCGGATCCACGCCGCCAATGATGTTGGCCTTGGTTTCCTCGGGAGTCTGGCCTTCGGCGACACGCACCACGACGACCATGGCCTTGGTCTGGTCGACGATGGCATCCAGACTGCGAGCCAGGGTGCCTTCCTCCCCAGCATCGCCCTGGGCGGCGTAAAGGTCGGTGACCAGGGTTTCGGTGCCTATCGGAAATGGCTCGTTCTCGCCGCCGGTGAGGTTGGTGTAGCCCACCGGGCCGACCACGCCGGTGCCGGTGCTACCGGCGGGCAGGGCGGCGGTGACCAGGGCGGCGGCCTCGGTACTGGCGGCGATGGCAGCGACGATCTCGCTGGCAGTGGTGACGATGGCGCCGTCGACGTCGGTACCCAGCGAGACGGTGATGCTCTTGGCGCTGACGGTGACGGCGAGCAGCTGATCGGCGGCGCCCGGGTCGACGTAGCGAATGCGGATCTGGTTACCGGCTGTGCCGGTATCGACGGCGGTATAGGTGACGTCGGCATTGGCGGCGGCGAAGTCGACGAGGGCGGACGCGGCGACGCCGGGCGCGGCATCCGGGGCGGTGGCGACCAGGCCGATGACGGCGGTGGCCACCGTGCGAATCGGCCGGGTGCCGCCGGAGATTTCGACGACGCGGACGCCGTGGTGGTAATCCTGGGCCATGAGGGGCTCCTGCGCAGGTTGAGCGATGGCATTGCAATGCGTGCTGCCATGCTTGCCTGCGCAGGCGCGAGGCTCTAGCGGTGGGGGTTGTGGATTGGGGAAATACAACGTGCGGGGGAGGGTGGCGAAGGACGAGTAGGGAACGTTGTAGAATTAACGCTAACAAGCATGTGGGCTAGAGGGGATGGCAGTGATACAGGTCTTTATTGAAGCAGCGGGTAGTAATTGGATTGATTGGATGGGGGCCTTGGCGTCAGTTGTGACGCTGTGGTTCGTAGCTTGGAGTGCTCACTCTCAGTGGCGAACCGGTCGAAACTCAGTGCAGCCAGTTTTTTCCGTATGGGCAAGCTACCCAGGCCATGAGGATGAACTTTGCACAGTAGAAATACACAACAAAGGATTTGGGCCAGCGGTAATTCAGGATTTCCGTGTTTTTTATAACAATAAGCAAGGTCAAGGATTTTCTCACGAAAAAGTTAGAGATGTTCTTCGAAAGGCATTTGATAAGAATATTCGTGTTTCAAGAGTTGCAGCTATGGACTTTGGCTATGCAATGGGTGCCGGTGACCACATTGAATTGGCCTCCTTTTATCCCCCTGAAGAAAATAGGCAGTCTGTGGGAGCCTGGGAACGTGTCAGGATTTCTAATGAAGCCTTAGCGGGTCATATGTCGGGTTTTTCCTTGGTTATTAGATATTCGGATGTTTATGAAAGAAAATGGATTTTCGTTACTCACCAATTTGAGGGGCACACTTTTCGGGATAAGCCTAAATCACGTACCTATCGTGAGCTGTCGTCAAAATTTGGCCACCTTCTGGACTAAACCCATCTTCGACGGTTCCAATCCTTGACTCGCCGCCTTCAGCCCATACCGCTTGGCAATCGACGCCCCATCCATCAGTTGCAATAGAGGCTGGGCCCCGCGAGCTAGTGCAGAGCACCGAGCATATCGTAGAGCCCAAGGCTGCTGGTAGAGCGCTGGATCTGCAGGGGGTGTGAGTTACCAGGTTAGGGCTGCCAGCGTATCCCGGTCCTCAGCCTCTAGTGCGGCTCTCACCTCGTCCTCCAACGCCTGACGCTTCCCCGTCGCCTGGCCGTGAGCATCGCTGAATCTTGCGGCCTTGTCGCGGATGCGGTTCACAAGCTCGAGCTTTCCGATCGGGCGGGTGATCAGCATCGAATCGAGGTAGGGGGTCGTCGGCTCGGTACCGGCCTGGTCGTTGCCGTCGGGGTCGTACCATGCCCACCAGGCGTCCGCCTGGGCTTCTTGCTTGTCGAAACTCAGCGTTTCATCGCGCGGGTATTGATCGAGGATCGCTTTCAGCGCGGAGGCATAGCCGGCGTTGATGCGGGCGAGCGCGGCGGTGGCAAGGTCGTCGAGCGGTGTGGGCGGCGCCTCATTGAGCGCACCCCCGGGCGGCTCGATGCCTAGCTCGGCAATCTCGTGGCGCTCCCCGTCATCTGTCCAGTAGACATGGCCGCGCCAGTCAGGCACGACCTGCCAAGCTCCGCCGATAGCTTGTGCGGCTTCGTGCTCGCCGGTCGGCGGTGGGGCTTCGGTCATCGCACTGCCGGGGATTTTTGGCTGTCCGCTCATCGGGTCGATCGGACACTCGCGGCCAGCGGGGTCGATGATCGTCTGGTCGACTGGATTAATGTCCCAAATGCGAGTCATGGTGGACCTCAAATCTTGGTCAGGTAGATGACGGCATTGTTGCGGGACCGGGTTTCGGCCGCTGTCCGCGCAACACGCGATGCGTTAAACGAGATATTCCAAGTGGCTTCACCAGACCCTGCGGCAGTATCGGTTGTCCCGCCATCTTGGACAGCTGTAAACACTCCAGTCGGATTCAGCCCTAACGGGTTCGCCACAACTCTGGCGATTGAGCCTGTGATGTTCTGCAGCGCATCGACCTGGTGAGATCCCATCTCTCGGCCAGCATCGACCCCGCGCCCCCTATCTAGGCCCCGCTTGAATTCACCTCGGTCATCGGGAAGATTGAACGTCGTAGCGCCATTTCCGACGCCATGCGTCGTACCGAAAGCGGCATAGATACGGCGATAGGCTGAGCGGCCAATCGCTGCACCATCATTCTCCACGTAACCTTCGGGCAGCGTCGTCGAACGCCATTCGATAACCGTCCCAGGGCGCACGCCATGCCACTCCATCCAGACATGCGGACGGTTGGCGACGTTGGTCGGGTCGACGCCCTTGACCGTGCCGGCCTGGTCGCGGTCGTAGAACTCGTAGAACCGGCCATCCGAGCCGCGAGTGATCTCGCCGGTGGTGTACGTGCGGGCGGCATCGTAGGTAGAGAACTGGTCGCCAGACCGTGAAGCGGCAATTGCAGCTTTCACACCCGCCGCGTCAGGAAACTTGTCGGCGGCGCCGGCCTTGGCCTCGTCTGTCGTAGCTTTTTCAACGACTCCGGCTAGGGTCGTTGTCGCTGCCTGCTGGTTGCCGCTGTGTAGTATCTCCACCCACGGCGTCCAGCCTGACGTGCTGAGTGTGCCGGTACGAGCACGCAGCCATAGACGATTCTCATAGGTCCGGCTGAACCTCTGCATTGGCAGGTCGGCGCTTTCCCTGTTTATTACCTCTATGTATCCGGCGCCGCTGATGGGCCCGTTCACCAAAGCAACCCCACCCACATACAAATAGAGGCCGGGGCGGGTCACCGTGTTCAGGTCTGTGCCACCGGGCAGGTCGATGGCGCCGCCAACGCTGTGATGCAGCAGCGTGGCTTTCAAGGCGGCGGAGTCGGGGAACTTATCGGGCGTGCCGTTCTTAGCCTCTGTGGGCGTGGCTTTCTCGACAAACCCCAACGCCGTCGTCGTCGCTGCTGGATGGTTGCGGCTTTGCTCATGCTCGGCTACCGAGTCATCGATATAAGAGCGTGTTGCGAGCACGACGCTCGGGTCGACCTTCAACTCGACGTTTGCGGTGTTGCTGACGATGAGGTGCATGCGCACCACCTGGTTGCGTCCCGAGCCCTGTGCGAGCAGCGGTTTATAGCTGGGCGCGCAGTTGGCGACGGCGACGAAGTCACCATCCTCGTCCTCGAGGCCGAGCTCGCGGATCCACCAGCCGCCAACATTGGGTGGCAGCACCAGTTCGGCGATCAGGATCGCGGGGTTGGCCGGATCGACGAATAGCTGGTTGATCGCAGCCCGGTAAACCTGATTGATCAATCCTGCCTGCTCGGGAGCCGGTACCGGGTCAGTGCCATTGGCATCGCCCAGCAACATATGGGTGAGCTTCCAAGGGATCTTCAGCGCGTTGGCATTGGCCTGCTTGGCCTCGCCGATGTCGGTCAGGAAACCGCCAAAGGTGGAGTTTTCGTCAACCATAGAGATGGATTTCCAGTGTGTCGGTGGTGGTGGTGGCCACGGCATGCCGCGAGTGGCAGATGACATCGATGTCGGGCGTCTCCCAGGGCAGCACGTCGAGTTCGTCCCCGTCGTAGACGGAAACCCCGACATGGGTCATCAGAGAGGTGCTCAACGTGATGTCGAGGCCGGTGATATGGCGAGTCAGTGGTTTGGCGTCGGCGATCAGCCGCTCGAGCTCGACGAACATCTCTTCGGTGATGCCGGTGTCGAGCACGCCGATCCTGAGTGCGAAGGTGCCGCGCTGACCCTCGGGCTGGGTCTGCCACCATTCGGTGACTTCCAGCAGATAGCCGAGCGGCTCGACGACGCGTCGCAGAGCGCTGATCGTCCCCTTCTTGCGGTGTACATAGAACGAGCTGCGGATCACCGCGCGCTTGGCGGCTTCCGACCAGGTCGGATCCCAACGATCGACCGAGAAGGTCCATGCCAGATAGGGCAGCAAATGGGCCGGGCACCGGTCGGGGTGCCAGAGATCGCGTAGCGGTACCGGGACGCACTCGATCTCGGCGAGCGCCGTCGCGGCGGCGCGTTCGAGGAACGACGCATTGGGGGGTAGCAGCGTCCAGATATCAGCCATTGCTCGACCCCAGGGTGACGTCGATGCCCGTGCAATGCCCGGCCTGGGTACGGTCGAACAGGATGTGGCCCGCCGGTGAGATCAGCTCTACGTGCTTGACCCCCTCGACATGCAGCTTGGCTTCGATGGCGTCGGTGTAGATGCTGCGGCCGAGCTTGCGCTGCTCGATGCGGTACTGCTCAGCGCGGGCCAGGGCGCTTTCGAGAATGAGCTCCTGCTCGGGGCCAAAGCCTTCATGCAAGTGCAGCACGGCCTGGATGGCGTATTCGGTGATCGCTGCGGATTGAACGGTGACGCGATCGCAAACCGGACGAATGTCCTCGGGAGTGAGCGCGTCGTAGACGATATCGAGTAGGTCTTGGCTGGCCGTGCCGTTACCGAGGCGTGAAAGCACCGTGACCAGCGCGTCGCAGGGTTCCGGCGAAAGCGCGGAGACATCGGCGACGCGACCGTCGGCGCTGCGGGCGTAGAATTCATAGGCCCCGGTCGGCCCAGCCACGCTGAGCCCCTCGAAGGCCTCGGGCCCTCGCAGACGGAGATCATCGTCCGGTTCCAGCGTCGGCGGGACAGGTGGTACAGCACCTGGGTCGCCTGGGTCCACGGTCAGGCGCTGGACGTTGAAATTGGCGACCAGGTTATCGAGGTCACCCTTTCCTGAGTGAGCGATCATCACGGCTTTGGCCGCTTCGTTGACGCGCTGCCGCCAGTGCAGTTCGCGGTAGGCGTTCTCCTGGCACAGTTTAGTGAGCGGCTCGGACTCGAGCTCGAGCGTGGCGGTTATGCTGGCCTGTTCGTCGGCTGGGTAGAGTGCGATCAACGCGGCCTTGCGCTCGGCGAGGATGGTCTCGAAGTCGAGGGATTCGACGATGGCCGGGGCGGGCAGGCGCGAGAGGTCGATAGGACTGCTCATGCGGCGGCTCCCGCGATCGGAACGTCGAGGATGACCTCTCGGCCATCCGCCGTCTGGCCTTGGATCTCGAGTGAAGCGGTACCGGGACGCTTGGCGCTGACGCTTCTATGAATGGCCGTCACGCGGATGCGTGGCTCCCAGCGCATGATGGCCATGACGCTAGCCGCGTAGGCGCGCAGCAGCGTGGCGTCGTGAAGCGGCTGGTCGATCAGGTCGGGAAGCAGCGAGCCGTAGTCGCGGCGCATGACGCGGCTGCCCAGGGGCGTGGTTAGAATGTCGGCGACGGATTGGCGGATGTGCTCGAGCTCGCCGAGTGAGCCGCCGGTGATGCGGTTCATGCCGGGCATCAAACGGGCCCTCCGCTGTTACCGCCACCCGGGACGACGCCACTGTGCGGGTGGTCATAGCCGACGTTCTTGTCGTTGTGGGTGAGGGTTCCGCCGTCCTGGGCATAGCTGCCCTGGCGGGTCATGTCGCCTTGGTGGCCGATATCGCCGAGCCACGATGTGCCGCCGGGGGCCTCGATCTCGATGCGTCCCGGCAGCTTGATGCGCAGCACTTTGGCGGCGTGGTCGTATTCGAACAGGCCTTCATCGGGGAACAGCCGGCGCCACAGATCGGCGCTGGCCGCCGGCGCGGGGTGGGCGGCGCTGAACAGGCCGGTGATGGCGATGCCGCCGGCGGGATCGCCGCCGGGGGAGAGCAGGATGACCTGCTCGCCCACGGTCGGCGGGTCCCAGTCGCGGGTAGTGCCGGCGCGCAGGGTCAGCCACTGCAGCCAGTCGGTGAGCAGTTCGCCGGATTTCACGCGTACGCGCGCGGCGTCGTGGTCGACCTCGGCGATGGTGCCGATGCGGACCAGGTTGTGAATCAGGCGTAGGAGTTCGGCGGCGCCGAGCATGCGTTCGTTCATGCCGCCATGCTTGCCCGCGCGGGCGCTCGGCTCTAGCGGTGGGCGTTGTCGATGGGGCGTTTACAACGTGGCGAGGTGATCGATCAGGCTGTCGCGGATCAGCTCGCGGTCGGCGGCGCTGAAACCGACCAGGCGGCGCGCGGGGTAGTCATACATGGGGCCGTCGCGATCGACCCGGGCGCGCAGGCCCTTCTGATGGACGCGGGCAATGCGCGCGACCCGGCCGACGAAGCCGACCTCGGCGGTGTCGCCGTTGCCCTTGGCCTTGAGGTACTTGGCGGTTCGTATCTTCGAAAACATGGCCTTGCGGCGGATGGCCCCTTGCTGGGCGCGATGCTGTGGTTTGCGGGGCTCGAACGGGGTGCCGTCGGGGTTTTGCTGGGCCTTGATGCGCTCGCGCTGGGCACGGCGCAAGTCGAGGGCGACGCGCCGGGTCAACGCGCGGCGTTGCCGGGGCTCGAGCCGGGCGATCAGCGGAGCGGCCCACTCCTCGAGCGCGTCGAGATCATCCATCGCTGGGCGCGCCCCATTCGCTGGTTAGCTGGTGGTCGTCCTGGCTCGGCCCTTTGACGTAGAGCCGCCAGTGGGTGGCTGGGCAGGCGTCGATGGGGTATTCGGGCATGCGGTGCTCGGCGGTGATGCGCCCGGCGGCGCAGTCGACGAGGGCGACGACGCGCTCGGTGAGCGTGACGGTCAGGGCCAGGTCCCAGCGGTCGTTGTCGAGGATCTCGGCCCCGAACTGGACGGCCTCCTCTGGAACCAGGTCTGGCTGGTAGTGGGCGAGCCACTGCAGCAGCGGAATCATCACCGCGTCGAGCTCGCCGGCGTAGTCGGTGAGCACGATCTGCGCGGGCACACGGTACTCGTGGCTCAGGTGCTGGCCACGGTGGAAGGCGACGCGGCCGTCCTGGATGAAGGTCAGCAGCCGGTCGGGGTTGCGCTGCAGATCGGGGACGCTATTTATCAGGTACTGACGCAGGGCGGTGAGCTTCTTCATCGCGTGTCGATCTCGTCCATGAGGCGGCCGCGCTTACCGCGCAGCGTGTCGACGATCTTTTCGCCGGAGCGCCCGGCGATGTAGCCACCGACGCCCATCGTCATGAGATCCCATAGCTGCTCGGGCAGGGCCAGCTGCAGGCCGACGCCGAACATGGCACCGAGATACGGGGCGAGCAGGTAGTTGTTTGCGACGATCGCGACGATGACGATCATCAGCAGCGGCCGCCAGTTGCGTTGTAGCCAGGACTCGCCGGTGGCCTCGGCGAGCACCACCTTCATGCGTGCCTGCAGGCCGGCATCCTGCTGGTCGATCAGGCGACGCTTCAACTCGGCCTTGAGCCGAGCGGCCTGGTCCTTGTCGGTGATGGCCTGGTCGATTACGTCGAACACCGGGCCGGCGACGGTGCCGAGGATGTTGCCGATCAGATTCATCCGTTCCACCTCGCGGGGCCATCAGTGCGCGTGTCGACGTGGGTGAAGGTTGCGTAGCGTCCGAGGCTGGCCTCGGGGAAATGGGCATCGATCCAGGCGTGCACGGTATCGGGGGCGACGCCGGCGACGGCGATGTCGGTGGCACGTCCAAGCAGGTGTTGGCTGTGGGTGGCGCCCCCGATCCTTCGGTTGTGTGCGGGGCAGCGGCAGCCGCTGTTGACGGTGACGGGGACGCCGAAATGGTCCCTCACAGCCTGGACGATCTCGAGCGTTCGTGCGTCGATGGTGTCGAAGCCGCAGCCACAGTGGCAGGCGAATTCGTGGCGTTGAAAATCGGGGCTGATGCGTGTCATGGGTGGTGTTCCTCCAGGGTGCTAATGCGTTGCTTGAGGTCGCGCACGTCGTCCTGCAGCGCGCCGATCTCGCGGGTGGCGTCGGTTTTGCGGTAGTAGAGGTTGCTCCAGTCGCGCAGGTCGCGACGCAGACTCGCAATCTGGTCGCCCTGGTAGATCAGTCGTTCCTGGAGCGCGGCGTTGTCCTCACCGAGCGACACCAGCTTGAGGCCGGCCCAGCCCAGCAGCCCGACCAGCAGAAGCTGGATGCCGGTCTGCAGGTGCCGCTCGAACATCGATGGCTTCACTGTTCCGTCCTGGGCCATTACGCAGCCTCCCGGTGGCTGCTCGCTGGCCTGTTGCGTGTGGTCTGGGGTCCCATGGTTCCTCTGCTTGTCAGTCCCACAGCTGCACGGTCTTGGCGCGCCGCGGTTGTCGTGTATCGACCTCGGGCAGCGTGACGGCGGTGCCCTGGGGCAGTACCGGGCCGAGTTCGGCCAGGCCGGGGTTTAGGGCGAGCACCTGTTCGGTGACGCCGGCGGTGCGGCCCAGCACGCGATGGCACAGCCGGTCGACGGTGTCGTTCTGGTGGGCGCGCACGACGCGGGGCATCAGACCAATCCTCCGGGAGAGGATTGGAACAGCGCGCAGCGCTGGCCCGACGGGTGAACGACAGGGATGTCGTTCATATCAGCTCCACGGTTGTATGGGTGCGGCCCTCGATCTCGGCGACGGCGTAGCGCGCGTCGCGGCGGTAGTCGTCGGCGGCTTCGTTCTTTGCCTCGCCACGCTCGTCGCCCTCGGCCGTGGCGCTGACGTCGCGATAGCGCTCGAGCAGGTTGGCGTGGGCTTCGGCATGGACGGCACGAACGTAGAGCAGGCGATGGTGGCCGGCGGTCTGCCAGGCTTCGAGCGGCACGCTGTCGACGTCGCCATGCCCGGCCTCGACCTGGGTGGCCTGCCAGTCGGCGAGCTGCCGATTGACCGAGGCCATGGCAACGCGCAGCGCGGTGGTCACGCGCGGCTGGGTGATGGTGGTATCGATGCGATGCTGGACGCGGAAGTCGTCGGGATCGAGCGCCGGCCAGAAGGCGTTGTTGGCGATCTCGGCGGCTTCCGCCGGTGTGTGGGTGCCGTAGGCGACGAGTGACATTGCGGGGCCCTCAAGAACGGGGGTGGGCATGGCGTCGAGCCGTGAGCGAGCTCCGCTCTAGCCATGCGCCCCCGTGACGTCGGCGTGCGACTCGGTGGCGTCAGGCCGGGGCGTTGCCGCCCGGGCCGTTCACGTTCTGCTGTTTGAGCTCGCGCTCGAGCTTTTCGATGTCCTTCTTCACCCCGACGCGCTCGTTCAGCGACAGGGCGCGCTTGAGATGGTCGATGGCTTCCCGGGCGTGGCCGCCCTTGTCGCGATAGGCATAGCCCAGCGCCTTGTGCAGCTTGGCGCGGATGGGGTCGTGCATATCGGCGTCGCGGGTGAGCGCCTCGACGCGACTCAGGTGCATGACCAGCTCGGCGGCGGTGTGGCCCTTGTCGGTCTCGTCGGCGCTGGCTTTCTCGAGCAGCGCCAGGGCTTCCTCGGCGGCCTGCTCGGTGACCAGTGAGGGTGTGTCGCGCTCGTAGCGATCGGGCGTTTCCAGGCCGTGGCGCAGGGCGTATTCGGCGATGGCCAGGCCGCCGGCGAGGTCGCCGATGTCGAACCGCCACAGCATGACGGTCATCAGCACATCGTCCTGGGCGCCGTTGCCGCCCTCGAGCACGCCGGCGACATAGGCGTCGAACTGCGGCAGCAGCTCGCGCTTTCGGGCGACCTTGGCCTCGAGGGACTTGATGCCCTTGAGGGTTCGGCGGGCCTCCCACAGCGCGGCGGCGTGGATCTCGTACTGCTCGCCGGCCTGTTGCCGGCCGGGCTGGGTGTCACCGGCCGCCCGGGCGGCGGTGACCTGTTGGAAGCGCTTGCGCGCGGGGCTGAGCATGGCGGTGCGATCTCCTTACGCGGCGGTGGTCCAGTCGCCGAAGACGATGTTCTCGACGAGGCAGCCGAAGCCGTAGTCCTCGACCACGTAGGCGTCGTTCGAGCTCTCGTAGTTCTCGACGCGATTGCGCTTGGGGTTCTCCTCGAGGTAGCGGCGGCGGCTGCCGTTCTGCCAGTACAGCGAGAGGTTTTCCGGCGGGGTGATCAGCAGGGTGCCGTCGGGCATGAACGGGACCCGCGCGGCCTGCTGGCCGCCCATGCGCTTCTGGCTGACGATCATGTCCAGCGCCCGCTGCTCGGTGGGCTGCTGGTACTCGCTTATCAGTGGGAAATACTTGTCGGCGAGGATCTTGCGGCCGCAGATCGCGCGAAGGTCGGTGGATTCCTGGAACCAGGGATCGAGCATTTCGTTGACGACGTCATAGACCAGGGCGTCGAGGTTCTCGTAGTCGCCGCCGGGCCCGACGCGCACCTCGCCGACATTGGCGCCTTCGCGGAGCACGCGCGCGGGGGCGTGGTCGCGGTACTGCTGCAGCCAGCCGATGTTGACGTCCTGCAACAGCGGGTTGGTCGCGCGGTCGGTCTCGACGGCGGCGGAGGTGCCGTTGAAGCCGATCATGATGCGATCCAGCGCTTGCTGGCGAACGATGGCGTTGCGCACCCGGGTCTGAAAATCCGGGAACTTGGCCCAGGCGTCGAGCTTGGCCCAGGTGATGTGGGTGTCGAACTCGGTCGGCGCGCACTCGTAGTCGTGGGCTTCGAGGGCGGAGACATCGGTGGTGGTGCGGTCGCGTTGGGTGACGTCGGTGCGGCTGGCGATCGGCCCGGTGACGCCGAGGCCCAGCTTCTGGCCCTTGAGCTCGTCGACGCCGACGACGTTGATCGCGCTCAGGAACTGGCTCGATTCCTGGATCTTGGATTCGAGGGTCTGCTGAACCGTGGGCTCGATCGCGAACTGCTCCTTGGCGCTGGGCACGCCGGAGAGCTCGGCAATACGGTCGAGCAGGCGGTTGTAGGCAATGCGGGTGTCTTTTTTCATGGTCTCTCAGCTCAGCAGTCGGTTTGTACGACGCCACCGTCACCACCGGTGGCGGCGCTGCGGGTGGGCGTATCGGGGGTGTTGTCGAGCTGGGTGTACAGCTCGTCGAGGCGGCGCTGTGTCGTGGCGTGGGCGTCCTTCAGCTCAGTGAAAGCGGCGGCCGTGGGCCGGGCGGCCAGGTCGTCGGCCATGGCGGCATGGCGCTGCACGAACAGCTCGAGGGTCTGCTCGAGCTCGGTCCGGAAGTCGGCGAAGCCCTGGTCGGTCTTGGCGTCGTGCTTCTTGAACAGCGCCTTGACCCGCTCGGCCAGGCTGGGGCCCTGGTTTTCCGGCGCGGGGGCGGTGAAGTCCAGGTCGGTTTCGAGCGCGGCGGTGAACAGGTTCTCGGGGCGCTGCTTCTTGTGGGCCAGCGGGGAGTCGGCGCCTTTCTGGGCGCTGAACTGCAGCATGTCGGTGCCCAGGCTGGCCGGGGAGTCAGTGACCGCGAGGCCGACCAGGTAGGCCTCGCCTGTGCTGGCGAAATCCGGGTCGACTTCGATGCTGGTGTAGATCTTCTGGCGTTCGCCGTTGATCTGCTTGAGCTTGTCGGTGGGGTCGATATCGGCGAATAGCGTCAGCTTGCCGTCGACCTCCTCGGCCTTGACCGCGGTGACATCGCCCAGGGCGGGGAACGGCCCGTCGGCGAACAGGCCCCGGGTGTGTTCCAGCCAGACGCGGGCGCCGTACTTGGCGCGGTCGAAATTCTTGGCCATCTGTTCGATCCACTGGCGTGAGATCGAACGGCCGTCGGTGGTGGCGCCTTCGGTGGCGACTTTGAACCAGGGCATGGGCTTCCTCGGGGTTGCGGAACCGGATGTTGCCGTCAGGTTCCGCGCCCGGGCTTGCCCGCTCAATTGATTGCCGTTGTAGACGCCTGATTCACAACGGGATGACGAATTGCCCGCTGCCGCGCGCGGTTACGCTGGCGGCATGACGACGATGCCCCCCGATACCCTTGAATCCCCACGCCTGACGGCCCGACACCTGTACTGGCAGGGCTGGCGAGTCGCGCGTATCGCCGAGCTGATCGGCGAGAAAGCCGCCACGGTGCATAGCTGGAAGCAGCGCGACCGCTGGGCGGAGGCCACCCCGACCGAGCGGGTCGAGGGGGCGCTCGAAGCGCGCATGGTGCAGCTGATCGCCAAGGAGCCGAAGGAGGGGCGGGACTACAAGGAGCTCGATCTGCTGGGCCGGCAGATGGAGCGGATCGCGCGGGTGCACCGCTACCAGGAAAGCGGCAAGGAGGCCGATCTCAACCCGGCCATCAACGCCCGCAACGAGGCGCCGCGCAAGCGCAAGCAGCGGCGCAACCACCTCGACGAGGAACAGCTCGAGCTGCTCAAGGCGGCGTTTCACGACTCGCTGTTCGAATACCAGGCGACCTGGTACGACGCCGGTCAGAAGCACCGGATCCGCAATATCCTCAAGAGCCGCCAGATCGGCGCGACCTGGTTCTTCGCCCGGGAGGCGATCGTCGATGCCTTCGAGACGGGCCGCAACAAGATCTTCTTGAGTGCCTCGAAGGCGCAGGCCCATATCTTCAAGAACTACATCGTCCAGTTCGTGAAGGACACCTGCGACGTGGAGCTCAAGGGCGATCCGCTGGTGTTGGACAACGGCGCGGAGCTGCACTTCCTCGGCACCAACAGCAAGACCGCGCAGGGCTACCACGGCGACGTCTATCTGGACGAGTACTTCTGGATCCATCGCTTCCAGGAGTTTCGGAAAGTCACCAGCGGCATGGCGATGCACAAGAAGTGGCGCCAGACGTACTTCTCGACGCCGTCGAGTCTGGGGCACGAGGCCTACCCGTTCTGGTCCGGCGAGCTGTTCAACAAGCGCCGCGCCAAGGCGGATCGCGCCGATTTCGATGTGTCCCACGCGGCCTGCGCCGGTGGACAGCTGTGCGCCGATGGTCAGTGGCGGCAGATCGTCACGGTGGAGGATGCGATCGCCGGCGGCTGCGACCTGTTCGATCTGGAGCAACTGCGCCTCGAGTACTCCGACGAGGAGTTCGCGAACCTGCTGATGTGCCAGTTCGTCGACGATTCGCAGAGCGCGTTTCCGCTGGCGATGGTGCACCCCTGCATGGTCGACAGCTGGGAGGTGTGGGACGACTACCGGCCGTTCGCACCGCGCCCGGTGGGCGATCGGGGCGTGTGGATCGGCTACGACCCGACCGGCACCGGCGAGGATGGCGACGGCGCGGGCCTGGTGGTGGTGTTACCGGCGCGCTCGGCCGAAGAGAAGCACCGGGTGCTCGAGCGGCATCGGCTGAAAGGCGAGGACTACGAGGCTCAGGCGGCGTTCATCAAGCGCTTCCGCGACACCTATCGCATCGAGCATATCGGCATCGATGTCAGCGGGCTGGGCGAGGCGGTGGCCGAGCACGTGGCGAAGTGGTTCCCGACCGTCACCCGCTACCGCTACGACCCGGCGGTGAAGGGCCGCCTGGTGATGCAGGCCCAGCAGATCATGCGCAAGAACCGGCTGGAGTTCGACGCCGGTTGGAGCGACCTGGCGCAATCGTTCATGGCGATCAAGCGCGAGCTGACGCCGTCCGGCCGTCAGTACACCTACACAAGCGGGCGCAGCAAGGCGACCGGCCACGCCGACCTGGCGTGGGCGACGATGCATGCGCTGAGCCACGAACCGATCGACGGCCCCGCCGAGGGCGCCGGCCAATCCGTGATGGAGATCTACGAATGAGCACGACCGCAGACAAGCCGCGCATCCGAGTGCCGGCGTATAAGACCGACGGCAGCGGCCCGGGGCGGATGGAGGCGTTCAGCTTCGGCGATCCGGAGCCGGTCACGAGCATGCGCGACGTGTTCTACGAGGGGGTGTGGCTTTCGGGCGACGAGTGGTACGAGCCGCCGGTGCCGTTGTCGGTTCTGGCGAAGTCCTACCGGGCGACGGCGCATCACGGCTCGGCCTTGCAGGTGAAGCGCAATATCCTGCTGAGGACGTTCCAGCCGCACCCGCTGCTGGGCCGCCAGGCTTTCTCGGCACTCGCCCTGGATTATCTGGTGTTCGGCAACGGCTACCTCGAGGAAGTGCGGGGCCGGCTGGGCAAGCCGTTGCCGTTCCGCCACCTGCGCGCCAAGTACGTGCGCCGCGGCGGCAAGCAGGCTGATCGCTACTGGTGGGTGCCCAACTACCTGGACCGGGTCGAGCTGCCGAAAGGGCGGGTGGTGCATCTGCTCGAGCCGGACATCGATCAGTCGATCTACGGCGTGCCGGATTATATCGGCAGCCTGCAGAGCGCCTGGCTCAACGAGAGCGCGACGCTGTTCCGCAGGCGCTATTACCTCAACGGCTCGCATGCCGGGTTCATCATGTACGTCAACGACCCGGCGCATGACCAGAAAGACATCGATGCGATGCGCCAGGCCCTCAAGGAGAGCAAGGGGCCGGGCAACTTCCGCAACCTGTTTCTCTACTCGCCCAACGGGAAAAAGGATGGGGTGCAAGTGATCCCGGTCAGCGAGGTGGCGGCGAAGGATGACTTCTGGAACATCAAGTCGATCACCCGCGACGACCAGCTTGCAGGGCATCGGATTCCACCGCAGCTGATGGGCATCATCCCGCAGAACACCGGTGGGTTCGGTGACGTCGAGAAGGCGGCCAAGGTGTTCGTCGCCAACGAGCTCGAGCCGCTGCAGGCGACGATGATGGAGATCAACGAGCGGATGGGCGAGGAGATCGTCCGGTTTCGGCCGTACTCCCTGGATGGCGACGGGGGCTCGTCGCTGGATCCCACGAAGTGATGCAAGACCGCGCAGGAACGAAGCCGTCCACTGGGCGGCTTAGCTATTTGGTCCACACTGAATGGTCATGGATCGATTGACAATCGGAGAACTAAACAAGCCGAACTGGTTACCAGTTACCATTGTGGACTGGTCACCAGTGCGCTGAAGGATGCTATAACCTTTAGCTCCACAGAGGTTACCCGCCTTTTTTGTACAGTATCCCCAGTTGAGCGCACTGCCCGAGCAATCAATCGTGTATCCCTTTGCTCCACTTGGTGTGTAGGTTTCGCTGGCCGTCGCACAAGCGGTGAGAACTGAAACAAGCATCAATGTGAAAATTGGTCTCATCATTTCCCTGGTCATCCTTTGTAGTTATTCGTACTCAAGCAGTCTCGCTGAACGCAGCGAACTCGACAAGATGAGATCGCATCGAGATGCGGCGGCGTTCGCCGGGCTCGTCATAAACACCGCTCAGATTCGCTACACGGTAGAGGGACGCGCAACCGGTAAGCTCGAAAGTCAGACCGCCCAGATGGGGCGGCCTCTTGGTTCAGCCTGGCGTGCGTCTTGGATCCGCACCACGCGGGTAGGTACGCTCTTCCTGGATCGTGCCGTCTTCCTTGTGAATCTTCACCGAGCCGGTCTTCCCGTCCATGTACTCGCGCATGTAGTCCACCACTTCCGCCTTGGTGCCACTGCGCTTGATCGCTCGGTCACTGCCTGTCTTCTGGAACTTCCAAGTCTCGCCATCTTTGCTGATGTGATAGTTGTCCATGTGAGCTCCTGATCGCTGGCTTCATCAGCAGCGTAGACCATCACCGCCAGCTGCAGCCGCCAGCCCCTAGCGGCGCCCCATCGCGCGCCGTCGACACCCCGCCCCGCCCGCGCTCTAAACAGATCAGTTTTTAGACGCTCATGCACTATGAGCCGAGGGCCGCCGTTGCTGGGCTGCGCAGGAGTTTTCGGGAGATCATTTATTATTCGGATCCATGCAGATCGATGCGGTTTTCCACAGGCGGTTTAAATGGCTGGGCGGCACTCGATTGGAGATCGACGAGAAACGGGATAGATATCGGAGAGGTTGCTACAAATCTGCTACTCGGAGGCTACCAGGCGCATGGTTGCGGGAGAGTTCTTCAATCCATCATCGGCGCGACAGAGAAGGTACGGTCAAGATTGGCCATGGCGGTATGCATAGACAGAAAGCTGAGTTGGCCGAGTATTCTATCAGCACGCGAGTCGTGTTTCAGCCAGCGAGAATGAGCCGTCGATAATGTCGCGTCGAAGTGGTCGGGTACTGCAGACGACAACGCAATCGTGCTGAATTTTTTGCGGGATGATTAACCTGGGTTAATTCACTACTGCTCGAAAGCTGGCAGATTGGCCATGTCGGTGTCGTTGCAGCGCTGGCTTGCCGGCTGCGGCGGTGTCGCCCCTCGACGAACCCCCGACCGCCCATCGGTCGGGGTCTTTTTATCGGTGGTTTTCAAGCGCTGGTGACGATCAGCCAAAGAGAACTGCAAGCCAGGTTTACAGGCCATAATCCTCGGGGTCTTCGCCTTGTTCGCGCAGAAAAGCGGCGATTAGATCGTCTTCACCGTCGTGATCGGAGCCGCTGCGGTAGGCGAATTCGATGAGCTGTTCTTCCTCGAATCCATCATACCATTGCAGCTCCTTGTAATCGCTGGTGGCATACCAGTCGCTGGCATCTTCGTAGCTGTCGAATAGCATGGGCATGAGCCGGCTCCTTCGCTGCTAGCGCTTTTTGCAACGTAGGTCCGGATAGCCAGCCTCGCAAGTCGCGTTATTGGGGCACGCTCACCCACCCCAGGGCGTCGATATTGTCCAGCCGCCAGCGGGCGCGCACCTGGCCGACCAGCGTGAAGGACAGTGTTTCCGGGGCAACGGTATCCAGATGCTGCGATTCATCGCTGATGCTGACGTCGCCATCGAGGGTTTTCGAAAGGTAACGAATCACCAGTTGATCGAAGCGCTCGAGCACGTACAGGCCGTCTCTATCGAAATTCTTGAGTGGCAGGATAGCCGCCAGGTCGCCCTCGGCAAGGAAATCGAAACGCTCGCCGTTGCCTGGAGTCACCAGATGACAGTCGCGGGTCAGGTGCGGCACTGGCAACCCGCCGAGAAGCGGCATGAGGGTTTTTCCCTGGCGTAGCCAGGGAGCGGGTTGATGTACTTGCATATACAACACCCCACCCTGGACAGGCGGAGCGGGTGTGCCATCCAGCAGGTCACTGAGTGTACAGTCGAGTGCCTCGGCGAGCGCCAGCAAGCGCTCATGCCCGATCTGTTTTATCGTGCCCGATTCCCAATAGGAAATGGTGACGTCGGAGACGCCGACTCGGCGCGCGAGGGCGGCTTTGCTCAAGCGAGCCTGCACTCGTAGCCGTTTTATGCGGGATCCCAATGCGTCCATCGATGCATCTCGCCATAACGTGAACGCGTTAGCATAACTAGACATTGCCGAAGTTTGTTTCGGGTTAAGGATACTCATTCCAATTTAGGAATGAGGCGCCGGCAGGAAACTAGCTTAGTCTATCGCGCAGGTGAAATGTATACGCTGGTTGGGTCGCGGTGTCAGCAGGCCTGGAGCCGTAGATTCCCGTGGCCGGGGTAAAAGGCGCCGACTGCTCGGCGAGCAGCCGTTGGCGCTAAGTATCGTTGCACTGAAGGCTCCATCGGCGCGGGTTGCCCGGGCGATGGTTCCGCCGATGAAACGATGGCGTTTCGTCGGCAGATGCACGCAGTATAGGTAGTCGTGCTTTGCGGAATAAGTGGGTACAATTGAAAACCAGTGTTTCCAAAATGGAAACCTTTGCTATTCAATAACCCGGAGGTTCCGCTTGGCGACATTGGATGCCTTGAAGGTTTTCGTTGAAGTGGTGCGCGCCAAGAGCTTTACCGCGGCGGCAAGACGCTTGGGTATTTCAAAGTCGTTGGCCTCCAAGCGGGTCGCGGCGCTGGAGGAGGAGTTGGGAGTGAGCCTGCTCAACCGCTCCACTCGCTCGCTGCATATTACCGAGGCCGGCCAGATCTACTACGAGCACGGCCTGCGCATTCGTGACGAACTGGCCGCTGCCGAGGCGCAAGTGCAATCGGTGACGGCGCGCCCGCGCGGACAACTCAAGGTCAGCGCCCAGGTCAGCTTCGGCTTCATGTATCTGGCGATACCCACCACGGCATTCATGCGCCGCTATCCGGATATCGCGGTGGAGATACTGCTCGAGGATCAGCGCTTCGAGCCGATCGACGACTCGGTCGACCTAGCCATTCGCATGGGGCCCTTGCCGGCATCGAGTCTGGTGTCCCGCCCCTTGTGCAAGGTGGTCTACGGTTTATATGCCGCGCCGGAGTATCTGGCGCGCGCCGAGAGGCCGCAGCATCCTCGCGATATCGCCGAGCACGATAGCGTGTTTTACGGCAATTACGATTTGGGCGCTCACTGGCGCTTCTCGCTCAACGGCCAACCCCTGGATGTCGAGCCCAATTCGCGGCTGGTGATCAATAATCTATTGGGTGTGGTCGAAGCCGCCAAGGCCGGTTTCGGGCTGGCCTATCTGCCCACGTTTTCCGCGCGCGCCGCGGTCGCCAACGGTGAGTTGGTGCCACTTCTGCAACCGTATTGGAATGAGCACGGCAGCATGCTGGTGCTGTTCCGGTCGCGCAAGTACCTCCCCGACAAGACGCGTGCCTATCTGGATTTCATTACCGAGTGGTTTCGCGAAAACCTGGTGCTCTAG